TGGATTCATAAGGTATTCAATAGGCTCTTCCAGAGGTACGTCTTTTTCAGGCTTATCCGGGTCAGGTGTAAACGCCGGGGCGGCATCCTTCATATTCTCTGTTACCGTGTTTTCGCCGCTCTGGTCATCCTGAACGCTATCGTTCTGGTCATCCTGAAATACTGCGTCATCCTTACCAAGTGCATCTTCCAGACTTCCCACTTCGTCAGATTTAATAGTTTCTTTGCTCTCCATTACAACCTCCGCATAAACATTAAAAAAATAATGGGGCGAGAGACGGGCAAAGAAGTTCCCCGTCCCCCGTTATTCCCCGGAATCTTACAGTAAGAATCCAGCCGCAAATACTGTGATATTAGCCGCATCGACAACATGGCCGGGGTCAATATCAATGGTATCCGCAGTGTGATACAACTTACCACCCAAGGCTCCAAATGGGTCAGAGACAAGACTGAAAGAGGTATCAAGTGCACTGCCGTCAAGGTCGAATGCTGTATCTATCCAACCATCCGCAGTAACACCGTCACCAAAGACGCAAGTTGCAACCGCACCCTGAACGACATTCAAACGAACGCCGAAGGTGTGCATGAAGAACCCTGCCGGGACATTAATCATCTGACCAATATCCGTGGCAATCAAATTGTTAGCGACGATAGAAAAGTCGATTGTGTTAATAAACACAACTTGCTTTCTAGCCGCCGTCTCAGAAACACCAGTAGTGCCTCCAATAGTTAAATCTACATTAGCCATGAGAAACCTCCAAGCTATAAAGTATTGCCCGGACTCCCTTACGGGTATAAATCCGGGCGATATAAAACATTTGAAACAAATGCGAGCCAAAACTGCCTTACGACTTTTTAGCTGGCATAGAAACGCCTGAATCAGCGTGTGTTACTTTGTATCCGTAAACGTTAAGTCCACGAATAGCATCACCGAAAGTATCCTGTAACCTCAAAGTCTCAGTCTTGACGAACTGAGAAGCGAAGGAAACAAAATCCCTTGTACCAGCCATACACTTATATTCCCCTGTTGCTGGGACGCCTACAAGCGCAAGGTTGTTGGATACAAAGATGGTGAATCTGTCTATCATTCCGAGCCTACCATTACGTAGAACGGAAGTCATATCACCAGCAAGAGAGGCATCCTTAAGATCACCCTTCTTAATCATTCCGGCAATCCACGGAGGAATGACTAACCATCTGCCATTAACCGGGATATTAAGCTCGTCCAGAAGTGTTCCAGCGTCAACAATCCATTCCAGTACGTTAGTTTTAGTAACGACTGTTGCAGTGATTGAGCTGGTTGCGTCTGTGTAGATGTTCTGTAACACATCCTGATCTATGGTGATCTTCATTTGCTCGGATGCGTCCAGAGTTGTTTCATTGATGATATTGATGTCGGCTTGCGCCCTGTCGATATCGTCAACTTTGAAGGCGTATACCTTCGCTTTATCAATTAACAGCTCGATCTTTTCATCGGTCAAGTCCTGATAATTAATAGTTCCACCGTGCTGGTAGTTACCGATTGTGACGGTTGGCCTCTTACGGATGATAACCTTCGCACCCTGACCCTGAATCTCGCCTTCCCAATCGTTGTTACTTATTGCGCCAAATACCGTAGTTGCATAGAACTTTGCTTGGAGCTTTCTACTCCAAACTTCTGGTATAAAATGGCCGTTTGGCAGGTTATTATATCCTGCTGATACTGCTACTTGTCTAGGCATAGCTGTACCCTCCCTGTGATAAAAGTTAGAAAAAAATTAAGTTCTTTTTTCGCTTAGATCAATTCGGGAATTCGTGGCTTGCCAAGGCAAGGAGTTCACGGCCTCTTATCTCTACGCTTATACTACTACTACGTAACTGATCTTTTTGTGAGGGCGGCATCTACAAGATGCTCTTTTTCAGCCCACTCTTTTTCAGACCAGCTATGTATTTCCTCTTGTGTAAATTCGACTTCCTCAGTCGTGATGTTTACCTCTTTTGTTTTACCGAAAGAGGGTGTCGCAAGCTGTTTGGCTTTGGCCAGCTTCGAGTTCACCTTTTTAGTGGTGGGAGCCGGATAGCCATTAGCCTTCTTAAACTTCGTCAATAAGTCAACTACTTCCACCGAAGAGCCTTGCTTTCTAATCATGGTAGCCCCCGCCTTTTCTACGGGCGTCAGACCTTCAATCCACTGATCTAACAATGGCTCTTGTGAAATTTCTTCAAAGTCAGGATGCGCCTCTTCGATAGAGTTATAATGCCTGTCTTCGACTTCCTTTGCGGATAAGTCCGCCCGCTCGACTTCTTTAGTTTCAAGAGAATCGAGCTTATCCCTTAGCAACTTATTCTCTGCCTGATTCTGGTTAAGTATTTGAACCAGAGGCTCGGCGAGTTCCGGGTATTCCTTTTGTAGATTTTCAAGGCTCTTGTCCAGTTCGGTAGGCTCTGGCGGGTCTTCTTTCTTTTCCAGCCCGGCCACTTCCTCCACCCCGGTTGCCTTTTTGTCTACCAATGCCCTTAGTTCTGCATTCTCTTTTTCCAATTTCTCTGACAATGCCTGTGCGTCATTGGCGGTCTTATTAGACTCCATCATTTTGGTGCGTGTCGCCTTGATACGTGCGGCGGCATTCTCTACGGTCAAATCTTTTGTAGGGTCTTCTTCTTCTTTTTTTACTGGCGGTTTTTCTTCTACCTTCGCTGGCGCGACAACTTCCTCTTCCTTCTTCTGAGGCAATCCCGTCGCCGGGTCTTCTACCGTCATCTTTGCTGGCTCTTCTTTCTTCTCTGGCTCTTTGCCTAAAGCCTCTGCCAGTATTCTATCCGCCTCGGCTTCTTCGCCCGCCACGTAATCGAGTACCTCTTGATTTGCCGCATCAAGTTTTACCTCTGTTTCCTGAGTTTCTTCTTTCTTTTCGCCCGGCATAATTAACTACCTCCTAAAATGTTTTTTGCCTTTTCTTCGATTCTTACTAATTCTGTTAAAGTTAGATCACTGCCCTGATAAAACCTCTGATCTTCTTTTGCCGTCCTACATGCTTTCGTGCTGATACCATTTAATCTAATCATATAATCTTTGAATATTGGCCATTCATCTGACGCACTTAAAGACAATACTGCTCTTGCTTCGTTTGGTGTAAGATGTGGGTTTGTCCCGGTGTTACTCACAAAACCTCCTATTCATTTAAAATTTTAACAGGCTCATTATCACTTGCGGCCTTCGGACTCTTCGTACCACCAGTGCCCGCACTCTTCGTTTTGCTCGGAGTCGTTTCACTGGCCTTGATTTTTAATTCTTCTTGTGCCTGTTTGACTTTGATTCTGGCCAGCTTTATATCCTCTGCCAGCTTAATTCTACGCTGTCTCAGGAATTCTTCTTTATAAGCCGCTTCGGCCTTGTTCTTATTTTCTTCACTTTTGAGGACATCTATCTTTGCCTGTATCTCGTCATTTTCAAGTTGCGCTTTATCGAACGCCATAGCCTTTGCTTTCTCTGCCTCCGGGTCTGGTGTCGCGGCCTCTTTCGCAAGCTCTTTATTGCTCTTAACTGCATCGTCTTCATCGAAGCCCATGTTCCGGGCAACAGTCCTTAATATCTGAGGTCTTTTGATTAATCCGGCATCTGTCTCATTATCTGTAAGTGCCAAGAACTCTATCATGTTACGGTTCTGGACTTCTCTCGCTATCAGAATTGAAGAGCCGAGAGCGTGTATTTTCATATCGCCTTTGATATCGTCATCGTCGCTCCACTCCATATTGAAGTTGTAGTACGATCTAATCAGAGGCTTAATAAGGAAATCATCTACATTCTTTACTACGGACTTTATTACGATCTGAGCCGCACCCATCAACATGGATAGGCCGCTTGCTGTCTCGGCTCCCTCGGTTCCTGTCGAGGGGGCTTGTCCGCTTACCAGTGAAGGAAGGTTCGTTTCGTCATCAATGAACCGCCTCACCATTTCTATAATCTGTATCAGGTCTCCGCCGACTGTTGGTACTTTATGTACCGTGATAGCGTTGAACGCTTCGTCTCCACCTGATCTGTACCATATTTTCCATGGCTCTATTTCGTTAGCGTTATTGACACTCCTATCATCAAGCCTGTCAACGTTTACTTCGATCTGGCTCCCGCCCTTAGCCATGTCATTCAGAAGCCTACGAAAAGCGGCATTTAGGACATCCTGAGAATCCATCATTATCTCTGGTACACCAACACCCCATATCTGGTTAGGAATCTGATCGTAAGGAAATACAAAGAACTTCTTGCCTTTATCGAAGCCATCGTCAATCTGTATCCTTAAGATTTTATGGGCGGATATCCAGACGTTTGCCTGAAACCCCTGATTCATCTGATCGTCCCGGAGACGCACGCCCGCATTTCTAAGGTCTAATGCGTCAATGTATCCCCAATATTCTAAGACCTCATAGTTCCCTGTATTCTGTCCAGTTGAGGTAATATTTCCAAGGGTCTGCCGTTCAATCTCGTGGTGTTCCCTGTTATGGTTGCCGTTCGGATAATCCGTAATCAGCTCATTAATAGCACTCTGGCGGAAACCCGCGAAATTTCCGAGGTCTCTAACTTCCTCCTTGTTCAGTACATGCCTATGATATACACCTATCGAAGATTCAGGACTTCCAGCGTTCGTATCAAAATAGACATCAAACGGCGACGGTTGCTCTATTCCGGGAATGACAGTATCTTCTTTCTGAATCTCCCAGCCTTCGGGAGTCATTACCCAATTCTTTTTAGTCTCGATCTTAATAGTTCCAGCTTTGATAATTCCTGAGCCGTAAGTACATGCGTCTTTTATTGCCGCACGAACCAGCTTATCAGCGTCACCTTCTACGAGCTGGTCTTCAATTCGAGTAGCCATCCTCCGGGTAGTCGCGTTCAGTACGTCTTCATCTGGTAACGCTTCCCCGTCTTTATCCATAAGCTCTGTCTCCTGCCACTCTGCTTTATCCAGCGTTGGGAACGGAGTTGGTTTTATAGCCCAAAACTTATGACCAGTGGCCGGAAAGAACACATCGACCAGTCTGGCGTAAGCCGCCCCGGTCTTCATGCGAGTAATTCCGATGTACTGGTTTGACCCTTTAGGGTCGAAAGTTGTTCGGATAGCGGCCTCATAAACCGAATTGTAGGCTCTTAGGTTCTTTAACCACTGTTCTTCGATACTACGTTTATTGTCTCGCCAT